TCAAAAGGCAATTCCAATCCCCATTCCGTCAACGCCTCCACATCCCATTCATTTGCCAGGAGATCCCAATCCCATTCACCGAAGCCTACATTGTCCTTGATGATAAACTCGGCTTTCTGTTCCTCCGTTAGTTGGTCGGCAATTAGGATATCCACCTCTTGCAGTCCAGCAGCTTGACAAGCCTTGAGGCGCATATTACCACCCAGCACTACCATATTGCTATCCACTACAATAGGGCGCAGTTCTAACATCTGGGGGAACTCCTTAATGGAGTTTACCAGCTTCTTGAATTTATCATCCTTGATGATGCGGGGGTTGCTGGGGTTAGGTATAACCTTTTTGATGTCTACTTTCATCTTTTAAATAACTTTCTTTGATGGATTTCTTGCAACCACTCCTTGTGGTGTTTTATATCTCCGTAGCGGACGTGGCAATCCCGACATAGAGCCATTAGGTTTTCAATCGTATCTCGCTCGTTACTTCCTCCCATCCCTCTGGCTTCTATATGATGGATGTCTACCGCTTGTTTGTTGCACACCTCGCAAGGTATCCAATCGGTGGTATCATACCCCATCCCTTGCAAATATACTTTGGTATGCTTCTTCATAAATCCAATTCGTTCTTGCTTACAAAGCTAATACCCCACCATAGCCATCCGATGCTGATGCATCCATCACAGAGGTGAGAGTCGTAGGTGATGGATAGGTGAGGTAGCAGATGAACGCTACCTATGTACTTAAAGGTTTCAATAGTCATTTCTTTGATTTTAATACTTCTTTGATTACTGCTCTATGTGTACCACCCATATCCATATTATCGTGCATCCATTGGATATAGGATTTTTCTAAATCGTTTAGTTTCTTTCCCTTGTGTTTTCCTACAAGCATTATGTGGTCAAGCAATCTAAATGGGGTTGCAAAACGTTGTGGGGCTATGAAGTTTTGAAAGAACGAAGACCTATTTTGATTCATTCTGGTTCTTGATCCATAGGTTGACATTTTGTTTTTCTTACTCATAGCTCATACATTTTGACGTTAATGGTATAGGCTGAACTCTGGCAATCTCTTGCGAAGATCAGCGCATCTCTTTTTTCTTTAAATGTCCTACGAGCGTTAAGTAGCCAGGTGGCATCATCAAGGAATCTGTCATAGATAACAACGTAGCTCATTTTTGTGTTGATTTCAAAATTTCAAGACATAATTCGTGCGGAATCTTGCTTCTTTCATAGCTTCCGTTTAATCCTTGTGTTCCCGTTCGGCTACCTCGTGGGGCTGATATATGGCAAGGCATACCATTTTTACAAGCTGGGATTGGTTTCCATTTTTCGCAATTAGTCCAAATGTCAGTTGGTTTCATTCTTTGATCGCCATATTGACAATATGTTACCGTATTCCGAATAGGAAGCGATTGCATAAATGGCATTTTCCTCAACATACCTCTTGGATTTTCAATAAACCAATATGTCGGTTTTATTTGCTCAATTAACTCAATTGTGCGTAAAACAAGCTCTTGACCAATAATAGCTCCATCTGTTTTTGGTGTTATTGAGTTACCATTCTTATTCCAATTTTTACCAATACTTGCCACCGAAAACGAAGTGCAAGGGGGTGATGCCCAAATAACATCGGGCGCAAATGGTAATTTGTTTACGTCAAATTCACGAATATCTACGGCATATTCAATTCCATCGAATGGAGTTAAATCCGATGAGAATACTTGCATCCCAAGTTCTTCAGCGGCTTTGCCTATTGAACGACTACCAGCAAATAATTCCAATACTTTCATTTCTCTTTGATGTTAAAGGTTTGGGGAGGGCGGTGAAAACCAAACAACTGAACACTAAATACCCTCCCCTCTCCTTATTGTGCTATTTTACGGTCAAGCCATCTGCGGTACATATTCGCAGCTATGGCTATTCTCTGTGGGTAGAATGGATAGTCCTTGCGTAAACGGGCAAGAGCAAGCCTCATAAATTGATCTTTCATTCCAGCTCTCCGATTATGGTGTATGAGTCCAAGTCCTCTCCTTCTATGAAGAATTGCTTGTATAGGGAAATCGCCTCTTGCAGCTTCTTTGCGCCTCGTTCTACAAACGATGGCTTGATGGTATAAATACCCACATCCAGAGAACCCTTGTCGATGACGATGAAAATAAACCTCTCCGGGCTTACGTCAAACAACCTGCAATAGATAGCCGCCTGGAGGTCATAGGAGTATTTCTGTGCCGACACCTTGAAGCCCTTAAGGTCTGCGGTGGTCTTTAGGTCACAGATGAATTTCTGGTCTGGGTCATACATATCCGCTTTAGCGCGGAATGGTAAATCCCCTATTGATCCAATGGCGGGTACTTCAAACTCACAACCCTCGAAGAAAGATAAAGCCCTGCTGTTACGCAAGAGGGCATCCGCTATACGCGATGCCTCATTGTACTCCTTGCGGGTGATAGAACCAGATGGAGCATCCTTAAAGGCTTTGGTGACTCTTGATTGTACCTCCACTACGTTTATCTCCTCCATACGGTGAGGCTCTAATGCCATTAGGTGGACAAGCCTTCCGATGTTTAAGGAATCCGTTTCTTGCTGACCATACTTGGTGATGTAATGGTATTGCTTGGGGGAGTCGAGTATCTGCTTACAAGCAGAGGATGAGAGGGCATACTTTCCAAGATGCCCGTAGTAGAAGTTGTCATCCTTCATTTTTTCAAGGATAGCCTCTTGCTGCCACATCTCTCCGTTTAACAATTCAATCATCGGTCAAGGTCGTTATAGTCCTCGTAGTCGCAGTCATTGCAGATGCCGTGATAGTTCAATACTGCATAGCAGTAGTCGCACCTATCGGGTGCATCATAAGGGTCGATTGCTCCAAATTCAGAACACATAGGTAAAGGCTTTAAGGATTGCGAATGGAGCGAGGAGGGTAAGAATTACCCAAGTGATACCAAAAGCATAAGCCTTGTAGTCATCAAGTGAAGTTGGTTTTTTCATTTGTTATTTGTTGTTGGTTTATTCAAATATATAAACTTTTCAACAAATAGCAAACTTTTTTACTCCCCTCGCCAGGAGGCGTAGCAGACGGCAAGTCGTTGTTCCTTGTCGGGAAACTCGCCCTTCATCTCGTGCATACAACGAGCCATAAAGTCAACTTGCGTTTCTGCGGGGGTAGGTTCTGGGATAGGCATATTACATCAATTTAATTCCATCGTTGATATTTAAATAACCAACCATCTTTGGGATGTCGCTTCTATCTCCGAAGTCGGTGTTGCGCGGGAGGAGTCGTTCCTCCCAGCGTATGCTGATGCGATTGATGTAGAATGCCCATACGCCTATGGGGGTGGAGTTGATGTAGACGGCTCTTGTTCCGAATTTAAGGCTACGCTCCAAGAGGGCATCGTGCTTGTCTCTCTGGATGATTAAATCATCGTAGTGCGCCCTTCGGCACTTGAGTTCTATATCCATACCATACATCAAAGAGTAGCAATCGTAGCGCGAGTATTTCTCCTCGCTCATTGCCAAGTCCTTTAGGAAGTTCGCCTTGACGAACTCAAAAAGCTCACTCTCCTTCGTAGGTACTGAATACTGCATCCAGGTGGTTTATTCGCTCCTTCCAACAAGATCCGCAGCTTGAAGGCTGCTCGTTGGTGTTGAAGATGCGGTTGTACATTTTAAGAAGCACCTCTTGGTCTTTGACGTTTAGTGTGGCGGTTCGCCTCTTGCGATAGTCAGCAAAGAAATCATACTCGTCCTTGACCATACAGTTGGGTTTGCGGTAGCGGAACATCTTGTTGAGTTTCTCCTTACGCGCTTCGCACCCACAATCGATGCCTGTCTTTTCGACAAACCAATCCACCGCAGCCTTGATGCCTGTGGCGGTGGTTATCTGCTCGATGGTATCGCCTAACCCTTCAGCCTTTTTGGGCTTCCTTCCACGATTGGTAGGCTTCTTCGCAGTCGAGTTGGATTCTTTCTTTGCCATTCTTGAGAGTGTTAAAAATAGAACGTGCTGATATTTTGGTTTCCTCCGCAATGCTACGGATGCTCATTGGGGAGTTGTGATATATTTCAAATAGCTTCTTGTCGTACCAATGCCAATCTTCCACATTACCCCAGATATTGTCAATGAGATTGTCAAATTCCTCAAGTGATTCGATGTTGGGTTCTTCGTATATAAGCTCCTCCGGAAGCTCCTCTATGCTTACGAAAGTCACCTTGCGCTTCATCCGTTGGATGGTTGCGTACATATTACGAAGGGTGATGTAGACGAAGTAGGTGTTGACCTCCTCCCCGTACATTATGCGTTCGGGATCTTCAACGTATTTGTGAAGGCGTAGGTACATCTCTTGCACGATGTCCTCCGCAAGGTTTCTCTCGCAGCCGAAGGATTTTAGCATTTTAAGCCAATCCTTGTGTTTTTCTGCGAGAGCCTCAAGCATTATGATATAACTTGGATGATAAAGAAACCGACTGCAATCTGGAGTTCGTAGCGGTAGCCGAGTTCCTCGTAGCCGTTCTCGCCCCAATCAAGCCAATTGATTCCAAACATTAGGCCAACAAGGGGGCTTATTCTAAAGGTCATAGCATTAGCTTTATATTCTCCATCTGTTGCTTGTAAATATACAACCTGTCGGTTTTTTCTTTTTCTTCTCTTAATTCTTGACGAAGGTCTTGGATGACTTTAATGAGGTCTTGGTGTGACATCATAGGCAACTCATCGTTTTCCAGAAACGCCTTGCGGAACTCAAGGGCTTTTTCATAAAGCTCTCGATAGTCCTTGTATTGGATTAACGTCTTGTGGCTTTTCATATAGTGAACCACAGAGGAGTGGTCACGTCCAAGCACTCTTGCGATTTGAACGCAGCCCATCTTTTTGAATGCAACAGAGAAAGCCGTCCGTGCGTAAACGATAGGGCGTTTGCGGGAGTTGTCATCCAATATCTTATTGTTGCGGAAGAATAGCTCTTTGGCGGCTATGAGTTCTTTTATTTCCATTTGGTACGAATCTTTGTTTCCTCCTGGATAGCTCCAGCGTTGTACTTTTCGTTTAGTGTGTTGAGTGACATTTCCCATTCGCCTCTTTGACTGCGTATGGTGAGCGTGGTACGCTCCTTCATCTCATTACAAAAATAAGGAAATTTGCATTCACAACCCTTGCAAAAAAAGGTTTCCCTTGCAACTACCTCAAACACCTCTCCAGCATTACTGCGGAGGTGTTCTCCTGGTTGGAAGTTTTTACAGATTTGATGCTGCATTGTCAAGTGCTTTTTGAAGGTTGTCTATGGTTTGCTTCATATCTTGGTTTTCGTACTTCAGCTTGGCGTTCTCCAAACGCGCCTCATTGAGAAATCTGTTTACGCTACGCTCGTAGTCAATGAAGTAGTTCATCACCCTATCCACCTCCACCAGATCAATCAGCTTGTTAATCACCTCGTTCTGGTCATCTACGGTATCTTGAAGGTTAGCCAAGTCGTTTAGCCAAATGAGGTGTGCGCCAAGAAGCATCTGCTTCTCGCGGATGTGTAGCTCGTTGAAGGTTGGGTCAGAAGGGAACATCGGTCTGTTTTGTGATGGGTTTATGAGGGATGATGCTCTCCAAATTTATGATAAAACCGACATTGAATTTCATCGACTCTAAACGGATGGGTTGCTCTAAAGCCGTAGGACGGCCTCCCGTTTCTAATTCCTTCACCTTTCGGACGTGGACATCCGTAAATATCCAATCCGTTTCGTGTTGGGTATAACGGTGTATGACTATGAATTCATCTGCTCGGTTTACGAACTTACCCCCTCCCTCGACATCACTTGCCATTGGGGGCATTGGATGCCCCTTGTATGGATGGCTTCCTGTGTGTAGCCTACGGAGGGCTTCCGTTGCCGGATGAGTGTTAACTATTACCATTGAGGATAGCTTCTTACAAAACACGCGAAGGTGGCTGGTAGCCTCATAGTGATACTCGTGAGTGGATACCTTACCCAATTTCTTTTGGTTGATGGTAAGCGAATTGTACGGATCAATGAACATTCCATCGAACTGCCATTCGTCATACATCTGCTCCGCTACCTCCAGAAGTTCAAAAACGTCAAACAGCTTTTCGTTGTCGATGAACTGAAAGTGTCCATTGATGAAATCCAATTGGCGGTAGAATCTTACTTCTTCGATGTATTGAATTTGCTTCCCCTCCAGAAACTCGATGAGCTTACGCACGATGCTTCGCACATCGTTTTCGCTTGAATACACCAACCATTTTGTTCCGTTGCTTATGGTATGCTTTAGCATTAAAAACAAAATGGTGTGGGTCTTGCCTACGTTGGCGTGGCCTGTAACGACAATGAGGTTTCCCTTCTTGAAGCGTAGGTAGTCATCAATAGCGGGATGCCCAAACTTGGAGGATTCTGGAAGTTGATTCTTCCGAGCCTTCTCCAAGTAGGACATAATGTCTCCCGTTTTAGCAATGAGGGGGTGGTTCAGCATTTGCCGAAAGGTAATAAAAAAACCCCTCCGGAGAGGGGTGTTAGGTTAGAAAGGTTGTTCTTGGGGGAAGTGTTGAGCGTGTGTTGCTCCTTGTTGTGTTGCGCCTGTAAGCACGGGGGTGTACTTCTCGACAAACGAGGTGATGTCCGATACGTTAATCTTACCAGCACAGGCCAAGTCAATAGCTCCTTTGAAAACTACGCTCTTGGCGATTTGCTCATCTTTGGATGTGTTGCCTCCTCCACCGTAGGAAGGCTTGGGGGTATATCCCCCTGTGCCTTTGCTGATCTTCACAGAGCCTTTTGCGTTGAGGGAATACTCTACCTCATCTCCTACGCTATACCAGGGAGATGGTGTCTTGGAGAATGCCGTTCCAGATTGTCCGTCATCGAATGTTACTTCCATTTTGTGGAGGTCTTGCCATTGTCCGGTGGGGTTGATGCTTACGATTTTTGCCATTGTTGATTGTATTGATTGATTTGTAAATTGATGAATTCTCGTTTCTTGCTCTCTGCAAGTTCTAACTCAAGGCGCACAACGCGCTCCTCAAGCCATTGGATATAAGCTTTGTCGTTCATCGGAATAACCTTTCGTTAATCCAATCCATTGTTTCAGCCTCTGCCTTTATCACAGGGTCGGTTGTCAAATGCTCAAGCATATAGCTCTGCATTTTCACTTTGTCCTCTAACGCCTTAATTCTGGCGTTCTGGAAGGCTATCAAATCTTGATAACCTTGTGGACAGTAATCGAGTTGTGTTCTTGTAATCATTTGGTTTTCCATTTGGTTTGCCCAAATATATGGAAAACTTTTTCAACATTCCAAGCGTGGGATGAAAAAAACTTTTGAGGTGTCCTTTGGCAAGGTACTGTCATCTTCGATAGTGACCTTGCAGACATAGGCTTTGGTGTCATCGGGGATGCCTCCCCATTCCTTGAAAGCATCAAGGGCGAACTTGATGCACATAATAGAATTGTCTAAATCGTAGCGGTAGTTGACAAGTGCCTTGACGGAAATGCATTTGAAGGCAACCTTGTCGTATTGGTTGAGTTGATCCAGAATCTCCTCCTTGAATTTATCCTTTGCCTTCTTACGCACTATCCAATGCTTGGATGCGTAGAAGGAGTTGAGGGAAGGTACTTTGCCTACCTCAACGCTTATAACCGCATCGCTCTGCGAAGTGGGGATCAAGGTCATAGATTTGTTTGAGAAGCTCTTGCTCTTGCTTTAGAGCTTGTTGACGAGCCTCGTAGGTTGGTTCGCAATTGGCGAACAACCCAGCAGCCTCTTGGAGGAGGTTGTCAATCTTTCTCTTTGTTGATTTGTTGGTATAGTAATGCCATTCCATCGTCTTTGAGTTTTGCGGATGAGGTATGGTGTTCGAAGTACTCAAGGTGATTTGCGGATTTGCGGGTTTGATGTTCAAGTTCTTTTTCCAAATGGGCGATAGCCTTTCGGATATCTTGAGCCATTGGATTGTTTGGTTTCTTTCCGGCACGGAGTAGATAGGTTATTGCCGTGCCAAGGTTGTAGTTGTCCTCCTGGAAGTCCAATACAACGTCAAAGGCTTCAATGCCTTTGTGTTTGCCTATGTAGTACTTTGGTGTCATCGTTGGTAAAGTTAGGGTTTTCATCCCAATAAATAAAATGCCAACCCTCGTGATTATTCACAGCCATATCTTTTTTTTAGTCGTTCTCTTGTTTTCTCTTGGTGATGATCCAATGGGTAGTCCATAAACCCAAAATGGGAAAGGAAGGGGTTTTGGTAGTCATCTGGTATCTCGCCTCGCTCGATACGATCCCAATGCTTTCTCTTTTCTTCTTTAGTCATAGTTAAGTAAATATACTAACTAATACTATACCCCCCTATAAGGGGGGGTAGTTAAGTTAAGTTAAGTTATATAACTCAAGTTAAGTTGTAAAAAATATGAAACAAAGTACTATCCACCAAATAATTTTAAAAAAAAATTCACCCAGAGGCTTTTTGGCCTCTTTCCAGGAATCTTTGATTTAAGAGGCTTTCTCCCATTGACCTATACGCACATACCACTCGGCTATATTAAGTGGCTTAAAACGCACGAAAAGCACCTTAAAACAGCTTTTTGATTAATTGTTGGATGAGTTGTCGTAGGATAACCAAGATACAGAGGATGGCAATCGTCCATCCAAGCAACCCTTCCCAAGTAAGTTTTCTTTTCTTCTCGATGATGGGTTGGTTCACAATCTTGATGGTTTGAACCTTCACCGTATCGGAGGGGCATTCTGCCTCAACTATCATTTTCTCTCCAGGTAAATACTTAACCTCTACCTTTACGCGATCTTGGAACAGAATCGTGTCCTTTCGGATTGTCAGCGTGTCGTGAAGGACTCGCTCCTTTGTTACAATCACCGTATCCCTTACAACTACACTCTGTTGGATACTTTTCGCACCACCGCATCCACTAACTACCGCAAGAATCGCAATCGGGATTGTCAATAGAGCAAGTCGGGTTAA